AAAAGACTTAACGTCAATGGCTTGTATGTTGTAGTTGTTCACAGTGGTCGCTCCACCCATAGCGTAATTCGGGACAACTTGCCCAGACATGCTCGGCACAAACAACTCAGGACCTCTTTCGCCCACGATGTAAGGGCTCCCAGAGTTAACCGGCCCTCCTCCGGCTCGCTTGCCAAAGATCCCGCCGATAACGGGAATGGTCGACATGAAGTTCTCAAACAATGAGGGAGCGCCCGTCATGTTTGGCTTAAAGATGGCATCCAAAAACTTATCAAGCGATCTCGAGGCGAGTTTTTGTAAGAGCGAACTAAGCGCAGACTTGAAAGCCTGTGAGGCTGACTTGCCCTGCATGAAGGCTTCGACAATCGTAGTGCCGAGAGACTTATAACCATCCCGAAGATCTTCAAGAAGCTCTAGTTGCTCGTCCTTTTCTTTCTTCGTGAGATCCATCGCTTCTAGTTCTTTGTTAGCAGTGACCTCGGCCTGCCACATTGTGTCAAGCATGACCTGTTGAGCTTCTTTCTCTATCTCAATCTGTTTCTCGTAATCCTTAATGATCTGGTCTTGCCGCATCTTTCGCAGATCTTCGGCTGCCGCTATTTCTTGCGCGGCTTCCTTTGCATTCCTTTGTAATTGCTCCTGCATCTCCGCTTCTTCTCTGCGGAGCTTAATGATTTGCTCCATCTTTTCTAAGCCAGCAGGGCCGCCTTGTTTTGCAGCCTCAAACCTAAGTGCGGCTTCCTCGCCTTCTCTAAGTTTGAGAATCTGAGCGTCTAAGCCTTCTAAATAAGACTTAAGCGCTTTTGCCGCTGAGTCTGCGCTTGTGTCCTTTACAGGCTTAACTCTAGTTCCTGACTGTATGCCGCCTTTAGCAACATTGACAACCGGAGCGGGAGCTTCTTCTTCGCCAAATCCTAAGAACTTCTTGATGCCCGTCCACGCGTCTCTAGCTTTGCCCATCATCGTGAGAAAGCCGATCTTCGCCTTCTCGGTTAACTGGTCTATCGCGTCACCGATTTCACCAATAGCTAAAACACCCTTCTTAGCTTCGCCGGTGAACTTGTCGGTGTTTCTTGAGAGCTGGTCGATCTTAGATATATCTATGTTGGCAAACTGTTTACCAAACAACTGAACCTGAAGCCTCGCCCGCTCTGCGCCCGGACCCATTTGGGAAAGCACCGAGGTTAAGTCTCTAAAGATCTCAATCTCAGGACGCAGCATCCCGCCAGCATCGGCAATACTTACACCGAGTTCCTTAAACAGATCGGCTTGTTCCTTTTGCCCGTCAGCGGCCCCACCTAAAGTCGTAGAGAACCGATCCCACATCTGTGCGGCGTTGTCAGCTTCCTTCCCTGACTGCACCATCGCGCTTTGCAGAGCTAGGACTTCCTCAATCGCCAGACCGGAGCCCTCAGCAAAGTCATTAACCGCATCTGCGGCTTTGAAAAAGGATGTAGCAAAAGCTGTGGCAGCGCCCGCGGCTAATAACATCGGGCTTCGTAGTGCGCCTATAGCCGTACCTAAAACGTCTACGGATACTTTCAGCTCGCGGGTTTTTTGTCTCGCCCTGTCGACTTCTTGAACGAACTTTGCACTCTCCAGACCGAGAGCAACTTGTAGGGCTGCAATGAGTTTACCCGCCACGATTTCCCCCTAATATCTCAAGAAACTCCGCTTTGAATCCGGGCAGCGAAGTGAACGCCAGAAAATCACGCTCTTGTTTTGTCATGTAATTGGGAGGAATAAAATACTCCTCCAGATGCGGGAAGAACTCGCGGCTTTTCATCGGGTTCTTAGACAATGCGTTGTAAACGATTGCCATCAAGTGCGAGATCAACATTAAGTTATGTCTCGCTCCGATCATGCCGTCGCGGTACATCAATTCTAACTCTCGGACGGTCGCTACATCAAGGCTATCAAACACTTCAGGACTTTGGCCGTTAAAGATCGCCGTAGCCCTAACCTGACGATATAGCGACCCCTTTAGTTTTTTTGGATGGCCTCGTAATCAGGATTGACTGCTTTCTCAATCAAACTGACTAGGTGCTTAATCTGCGCCTCGGAAAAGGTCTCGGAAATCTGTTCGTAAGATAAAGCAAGCATTTCGTCGCCCTCTTCAAATCCGACCAGATTCACATAGGCAATTTCACGCATCACATCTTGAGCTTTGAATCTTGCAGCCTCTCGTAGGCTTCGACCCTCTACAACAATGTCATCGTCCTTAAACTCGGCATTGACGTTTTGATTGATCTTGTAGAGCTTTTGAAATGTGGCGTGTAGCTTCTCGTACTCTTCAGCTATTAAAGCATCTGGTGGGTTTTTGATCTTGTCCTCAAGTCCTAACATTTCTTTCCGAGTCGGAAGATAGACTTTCAAGGTATGTCCAGCAAAATCAATATCCGCGTGAGTCTGTCGTTGGAATGACTTTCCAAATCTGTCCTGTATTTTCATTTTCTAACCTTTGCTCGTTGTTTTGCTGCCCAGAGATCCATGTGAGCGCCCAGTAAAGAACCTAGACGATCAAGGGCAGATGATGCCATTGATTGAAAAGAGTTACGGATAAACGGTCTTGCTGGTTGTTCAGCAGTGCCGAATTCTATGGCTTCGGCAGCGGGTCGATATTCGCCCTTCGCATCTTGATAACCAACACCGACATCGACAAAACCAAAAGCCACGGTATCTCGGCTTAGATACTTTTTGTTTTTATCCTTGCGAGTTGCTACTTTTGCGCCGTTTCTGACTTTTAACTGGAGCTTTCCAGTATCGACGGGAACCCTTCCCTTAATCGCAGCTTTGACGGGTTCCATCGCGGATTTAAGACCGGGCAGTAAAGATCGTCGAGCTTTGGTCGTGCCAAATTCCTCGGCTAACTCTAATAAGGAATCTTCAAACTCTTTAAATCCCTTAGCTTCAAGTTTGCCCATTAGTGACAATGCGCTTGAAGATCTGATCGTTTAGTTTCAGGACGTAATCAACAATTTCATCCGGTGACATGCAGTCCGCGTGATTAGCCGCGATCTGATGACACAGCGAAATGTTGATGAGCCGTTGCTGTGGATACCCAAACCAGTTCTTAGCACCGGTTTGGGCCTGCGCGATTAAATAGCTCAGTAAATCGTCACTCGCTCGCTGCATATTGCCTCATTACATTAAGACAGACAGCTTCAGCGGCTTCGGCTTCCTGTAAGGCGGCATCCACCTCTTGAAGGGTAAAGGGATGGCCTTTAGCGTACTGGTGAAGATCGCCATAGTATCCCTTCATGCCCTCAAGGAAATCAAGGAGTGCTGTTTGACCATCCATAAAGGTTTCCTCTGGGGTGAATGGTGAATGTAACTTGAGCTTCAGCGCCGGGAGCGGGATCAATCGTCCACTGGCTTACGCGACCGTTGAAAGCGTAACAGACTACGTTTGTGCCATCGGTTGCTGAGATAACAAACGTGCGATCAATTGTCCCGTTGTAAGCATCAGCGCGAAGCAAAAGAAGAACCGAGTCCGAAGGATTCCACGCTGCTACGCAAGTCATGCTTGTAGGTGCAGACTGAACGGGGATCTTGTCAGATTGACGCGAGCCAGCAACTCCGAAGTTAGCCACCGCATCATCTTGTCCAAATGCAGGGATTGCTTCGACAGGAACAAGGTTTCCAATAACTGCAATCGGTGAAACGCTTGCATAAACGTTGATTGTCGAGCTAGTCAACGGTGTTGGATTTGCCCCCGGCTGGCAATACAGCGAGGCTGAAAAGCCGGGTAAAACTTTATTAGGAAGAGCCATTTTTCACCTCTACGCAGGAATGTCTAAAGTGCAATCAAGAACGATTTGATTTAATTTGCTGTCATTGTCGTATGTGTGAAAGAGCCAATCAACATCGACCTTTGACACAAAAAAGAGACCGCCGAAAGTACCTTGATACCCGTGTAAGGCATCCACAATCTGCTGCGCCTTACTAAAACAATTCGCCATCAACTGAGCAAACACTGTAGCCTGAAACACTGGTCGATCTATACCCTTCACCGATTGCGGCCCTGTATACACCGGCTGATGAACGTCTCTGAGCTGCCACGTTACAAAAGT